TGGGGTCTTGCCCTGCAAGGCTCCGCTCACGTTCGTCACCTCACGAATCAGGTTCAGCTCTATCTGGAGGAGTTCATTGGTGCCGATGTTCACGGCATTCGAGGTAACAATCTCTGGCTTCACGTTCGGCATCGTCTTCTTAGGGGAATAGAACATCCATCCATCGTATTCTACAGCCTCTTCCATGAATTGCTGTGGGGTTCTGCCATTGAGCACGGTGGTTGGTATCATCTTGAATCCCTTGAAACTGCTTCTGATAGCCATGTCGTTCATCACTATCAATCGGTTGATGTAGCGTTGCTGGTCTATCACGTTCGCCAAGAATGGGTGAATCTCGCCGTTGATGTATGGGTAGAGCTTCATCGTGAACGGATGCGACTTGTAGTCGTAGGGCGTTTCACCTTGGCAGAGGATGGTTCCGTCTGGTGCCATATAGGTGTAGTACCAGTACTTATCCGCTATCTCCCAACTTTTGATATAGGCTCGCTCGTCCTTTGGCACACCCATCTCGTCATACTGTCTCCTGCGCTCCTCGTTTTTCTTTTTGAGGTCGGCAATCATAGCCGTGTCGTCTAGGTCTATGCGAAACCAAGCCTCCGTGCTGTTGGATGCTATCGGGTCGAAGCATTGCAGCCTAGCCTTCGTCTCGGTAGTCCACACCTCTATCACCCTCGAATAGTGATTGCCTTTGTTGGTGTAGCCGAAACTGATATTGTCAAGCATTTTCTCCTCGTTGAACTCATATCCGTAACCTGTATCATCCATCGGATGAATGTCGAAGATTTCGTTGAGGTTGTCGATGGTAAGCCCATACTCCTGTCTGGCAAACGTCTTATACAGGTCTTCTCGGCTCACGTCATGTAGCACACCTATCAGGCTGAGGTCGTTGTGGCGTGGGTCGCTGCCACACTCGAAAAACGTATGGTCTGGCTCCATGAGTTCCGTCCAAGAATCAGGCAGCTCCAGAGCCTTGTCCTCCCAGCTTTCACGCACAATCATCTGACCGCCCATCAAGTAGTCTTTGATGGCGTGGTTGAGAAGGTCTTGCATCTCCGTGGTCTGCCAGTTGCATTGCATCGTGGCACTCATCATGTCGCTCAGTTGTCTCGAATCGTTGTCCCTAGCAAAGCAAACAGGCTCCGTACCCTGCTTGGCATAGAGACCAGCTATAGACTCCAAGATGCTCACCATGATGTTGTTGCTCATCGGTGTCTGGTTGCGCTTCTCCATATAGGTTCGCTCCGACATCTCCTCCCAACATCCATGATGATACACCCTCACCGTGTCGCTCCATTGGTCGCCGTTGCAGTAGCGCATGGTTCTGGCTCGGGTCTCACGCACGCCGCTCAGATTGTTCCAAGCGTTGTTGCATCTGGCGAGCAGCTCCAAGTCCTTGCCGTGCTCCTGCCGTCTTTTTCGAGCCTTCACCGAGTCGTAAGTGTTTCGCCGAGGCATCACCTTGCTAAGTGTCAGCAATCTTTTCTTTGCCATATTTCTTTATACATTATTAAATATGGCGCAAAAATACTTGTTTTAACGCTGTCTGATTCCGTTATTCAACCCACTTGGATGCCCTCTGTTTAATAACGGAAGTAACATAACGCCTTTTTCGCATCTTTGCCGAAAACTTTTTAATCGGATTTCAAAAATGACAGAAGAAGAAAAAGCAAAAATGAATGCGGAAGGTACAGCCGAGGTTGCACCTCCAGCAGAAACGGTGGATGAGCGACCTAACCGCACGGCTTTCTCCAAGCGTTTCTCCAAGCGTCACTCCGACATCGACTTCGAGGACAAGGAGGCACGCTATGCGGCTATGAACGATGATGCTGACGCTCTGGGCGAGTACGAGAAAAACGGACAGGCTTTGTCGAAGATGCTCGACAACAACAAGTGGCTAGCCGCCATGGTGCTCGATTCCACACGCAAGGGTATGCACCCATTTGAGTGGATGGCATCGCGTGGCATCGACATCAAGGCAGCTCTCGAAGACGAGGAGCTGGGCAAGAAGGTAGCCGACCAGATTACCGAGTATCAGGAGAAGGTAGCCGAGCAGGAGAAGCACGGCGAGCAGTTGATGAAGAACTTGCAGAAGTCACGTCAGGCACTCGATAAGCTAGGTCTTTCCGAGGACGAGGCAAACGACCTCTACGGGAAGGTGTGGGGCGTCATCGCCGATGCCGAGGAGGGAAACATCTCCTCCGACACTTGGAAGCTTTTCTCCAATGCCTACAACTACGATACCGACATCGCTTCCGCCCGAGACGAGGCGGCTATGCAAGCCCGAAACGAGAAGATTCAGAACAAGGTTCGCTCTTCCGCATCAGAGGGCATTCCTCCTACATTGTCTAGCTCTGGCGCAGGCAACAAACCTGCCAAGCCAAGGCAACAGAAGAGGGATAGTTTCTTCGAGGGCATCACATACTAAGTAATATTAATCCATAAATATAAGTACAAATGAAGAAAGTAATCGATTATTTTTCTAATCATCAGTTCGTATGCAAGATGATTCTGATGCTTCTTGCCGTGGTTACAGGCGGCGGCATCATGGCTATGGCTGAGTCCGTAGAGCCAACTACGCAAATCGGCGACGAGGGTCATGCTCCTTCCACTAAGGAGGATGCGGAAACCGAGCCTGTTGACCCAGATAAATCTGACCTATTGGCACCAGGCGGCAAAGTTGAGGGACAGGACTTGACTGGCACGCAGGGGTCTGCCACTCAGATTCGCAAAGGTGGACTTGCCGAAGAGGATTGGGATAGCGAGGTAGAGAAGTATCGCCCATTCCGAACCCCATTGTTGCAGGTTATCCGCAAGATTACCAAGACTGTTCCTTGCTCTGGCTACGAGAAGAAGCACGCACGTGTCGGTGGCGACACCCTCGATGGCAAGACCACAAAGGAGATTGCGGCTGTGGAGGCCGGTGGCACCATCAAGCTCAACAAGACCAACTTCTCTGGCTCTTTGCTACCATTCTATAAGAACAGTACTGTCATCGTTCCTTCCGTGGCTGGCTATGAGCGTGGCTCCAAGACCAAGCTTAGCGGACGTTTGGCTCTCTTGGTTGTCGAAAAGACCAAGGATGAGGTAACTCTGCAAGCACTCAATGGTCCTGCTGAGACAGAAGGCACGATTGGCGAAACTCTCGATACGATGGGTTGTCCTGCCATCCCTGCCAACAGCGTTATCCTTGGTGCTTCAACCATCCTCTCCGAGAGCCAGATTCTCGTTCCACCAGAGAACTATCAGCCTCGTTCAGAGGAGGTGTATTTGCAGAAGCGTGCCTTCTCCATCATCTTTACCGAGGAGTTTGAGAAGATTAAGAAGAAGGCTCCTCATACCGTTGCCGACATGAAGGAGAATGCTCTCACCAATTTCTTGCTTCGTCAGGAGCGTAGCTATCTCTACAGTCCAAAGGTGAAATTCTTGATGGAGACCAAGGATGGCGCACAGGAATACGCTTACTCAGCCGAGGGCATCATCAATCAGCTGACAAACTCATACGGCATTGGCGACACCTATACATTCGCCGACCTCATCGCCATCGCCAAGTTGATGTTCACCGACTTCGCCGAGTCTGACGAGATGTATCTCTTCTGCGGCAAGAACGCCATTGAGCGACTGATGAAGATTGAGCTTCCAAAGGGTCGCGACGTGATGTTCTCTACCGTCAAGCAGTTCGACATCACCTTCAATCAGTTCAAGTGCAGCTATGGTACGCTCAATTTCGTTTGGGATAGCACACTCGACTTCATGGACTTGGAAGACTGCATGATTGGTGCCGACTTCAAGGGTGCTCGTCACTACGTCAAGGAGAAGAGCAAGGACAAGACCAACGACCTGTCAAAGGACGGCTACGACCCACGTTTGGCTAAGCGATACATGCACTGGGAGGCTGACTGTATAGCTCTCCGAGGCTACAACAGCATCATTGTCGGTCCAGAGGACAAGATTTCCGCTCTTGGCGCATCGGGTGTCATCAACAACATCATCTCTTTGAGCAAGCTTCCTAAAACTCCACGTGAGGGTATGATTGTCGCTTTGACGGCTGACTACGAGAGTGGCAGCACTAAGTACGAGAAGGAGAATGTTTACATCTACAAGGGTGGCAAATGGGAAATCTTCTCGGGTCAGCTGGTTGCAGCCTAGTATAACACACGGAATAACAAGCGACTGGCTCAAAACGCTGGTCTCTTGTTATCCCAAACAAATATTTAGCAATATGATTAAGACATATAGATACAACGCCAACAGAAATACAGTGAGCCACATCCTGCAAGGGAAGAATGGCGTGACGGTTCGTTACAACTTCGAGAGAGGAAACGTAATCACCAAGCAGAAGCCAGAGATTATCCTGAGAACCAAGTATGCTCAGGACTTGCTGGAGAGTAGCGACCTATTCAAGCAAGGTTTGGTTTCATTGGTCAGCTCCATCGCCGAGCCTTCGGATGTGATAGACGAGGAGCCAAAGCCAACCGTACAGAAGAAAGCTTCTGAAACAGAGGAGGTACACGGTATTCGCACCACCGATGAGGTTATCGCCTACGTCAACGAGCGTTTCGATAAGGATTGCAAGACCCTAGCCACGGCGATGAAGCACGCCTCAAAGGCAAACATCATCTTCCCAGACTTCAACGAGTAACATATATATAATAAGGTGTAAAAATGACTGTTTCCGAAATCATAAAGCAGGTACGTTGGTGCATAGACGAGGAATCCAACAATTCTTCCAGTATCACGGATGAGAAGGACGACCTCTATATGGACAACATCATTCGTGCAAAAATTCCAACAGCATTAAGTTGGCTGTCTGTTTCTGCTCCAGCAGAAAATTTTGTGCTGCCAAACAATTCTAGCGATGAGTTTGTAAGGGATTACGACACGAATAAAGATACCGACAAATTGCAATACAACAAATCTTGGGATTCCAAAAATGGGATAGGGTGTATCACTTTCCCAAGCGAAAATCCTATTCGTTTACTCCGCTTGCGAGGAAGTGAATGGCACAAAGCTATAAAGGAACCGATAGAAGAAGACGCAGATGAAGCACTTTTCATGTATGATGAAACCGCAAAAGGAACAGCAGATCGTCCGATGGCTGTAATTGTTAGAGGTAATCCGACAAGATTACTCATTCAGCCAGCATCCGAGAATGTAAACATTACGTTTGCTAGATACATTTCGTTTAATCCTGCGTCTGGCAACGACGAAGACTTGCCTATTCCGAATAGCGCACAGGGTTCCTTCATCTACTATCTCGCCTTCCTGTTGCTCTCAGCCTACGATGATACCAAGGCTAACCAGATGTACACCATCGCCTTGCAGCAGCTCGGTGTAAACCAAACGTCAAAATGATATGGAACAAGTAAGCACAAACTACAGCGAAGAGGAGCAAGCTTGGGTGTCGCCAGAGATAGAACTTCATCGAGACATCTACTTGATGGTTACTCTGAAAACTCCAGGCAAGCTTATCATTCGCCAAGATTGCGGTGACGGCGATACACCCCGAGTTCCCATCAAACGGCACAAGGACACTACGGTTTTTCAACTCCGCTTCTCTGTTGTCCCCGAGACCGTAAAGATTCAGATATTCACTTCTACAGAACCAAAAGAAATCAAATATGCCTACATTTAGAGATGACATCAAGCTAGGAACGAAAGTTCCGCAGATGAAGACGGACGACTACAATGACCAGTCCGTCACCACAACAAAAATACATGACGGCGCAGTGACAACAGCGAAGTTGGTTGACAATGCAGTCACTAAAGAAAAAATCAACAAGGAACTGATGCAAATCTTCGAGGCAGCGGCTGGGCTTCCCGATGAACTCGTCAAGACCATTCAGGACGTTGATACGACACTTGGTAACCATCAGTCTCAGCTTGACGACAAGCAAAAGCAAATTACTGCAAACAAGGAGTTTCAAGACAATAAGAACGCCTCCTTGGATAACGAAATATCCAATCTTCGTACAACGGACAAACAAATAAAAGATTCTATAAAGGACATAGCAGTAACAGGGGGAGCATCAACCGCAAACACAGTTATCTACGACGATGTAAATAGCGGACTGAAAGCAGTAAATGTCCAAGCTGCTCTAGATGAGATTGCAGAAACTAAGTTTGCGAAGTCTGACGTGGTACAAACGACTGGCACATCAACTACACAGGTAATGAGTCAAAAGGCAATTAATAGAAGATTTGCTGTTATAAATAGAAATAGCTCATATTATATTGTACCAGACAAGAGTAAGTTAGATATAAAAAATTTTAAGGCTTATAAAATAGGTGTGTTATCATTGGTGCAATCTAATTTACTATATATACCTATTCATAATTTCAAAATTAAGAATCTCGTAGATTCGGATAGTTTCAAAAGTATAAATTATGTTCCAGCTATTTCGTATGTTGATTCAGATTTTAATATAGTAGGTCACGTATTTACACAAAGCAACGACTTTAATAGTGAAAAAGAGTATGAACTTGATGTTGCTACAATTCCGACATCCGCAAGTTACATGGTTCTAAATT